ATAATGGTGATGCAGGTATTCAAGTAATTCCTTGTCACTACAAACTAGAGTACCAAGAATGGGCTGATTATGGCACAGGTTCTGGTAGACCAGAAAACATCTTTAGTGATGATTCTGATATTCTAGAAAAAACTACAAAAGATGGCATGGGTAAAGATAGATTACCAAACGGTAATTACATCTTAACCGTTGGTCAGCACTATGTTTTGATCCTAGCGGAGAATGGTAGTGCAGAGTCTGCTTTAATTTCTTTGAGTTCATCACAAGGAAAAGTTAGCAGAAAGTGGAACTCAATGATGATGGGTATCACTTTAGATGGTAAAGACGGTCCTTATACACCGGCATCTTTTAGCCATATTTACAAGCTAAACTCAGTACTCAATAGTGGTAAAGGTAATCAATGGTATGGTTACAATGTATCACTTGTGGGGCCAGTGGAAAATGCTGCTCTGTATGAAAGAGCAAAAAAGTTTCACGCTAGTCTAGATAGTAAGTAATAAAACTTAATAGGGGTCCAAAGGTGGTTTGAGTCCATCGGGCCCCTAGATAAAGGGACAAATGATAGAGAAATTTAGAGAGATATTTGATGGGCTAAGATCAGCCTATGGAATCACAACAAAGACTGGAGAGATACGTCCGAGAGACGGGAAGCACGAAACTAAAAATAGTATTATAAGAAGTGAACCAACTATAGAATTATATCAAAAACATTTAGATGGAGAAGAGCCTGCACTAGGTATTATACCAATTAACGAAGATAACTTATGTCGTTGGGGCTGTGTAGATATTGATGAATACAATTTAGATCATCAACAAATTATTAATAAGACAAAAGATTTACCTACAACATTATTTAGATCAAAGTCAGGTGGAGGACATTTATTTATTTTTACTAACGAATGGGTTCCTGCATCGTTGATGAGAACAAAACTAAAAATGGTTGCAGCATTTATTGGTAAGTCTGGATCAGAAATTATTCCAAAGCAAGATGTAAAACGATCAGATAAAAGTGTTGGGAGTTATTTAAATCTTCCGTATCATGGTGGCACAAGAACGGTACGATATGCATTTAACGAAAATGCAGAAGCAATGTCGTTAGAAGAGTTTTTAAGATTGTATGATTTTAGATCACTAACAAAAGAACAGTTAGAAAATTTTAATATTGAAATAAAAAAGAAAGAATCAAACGATGACTTCGAAGGTATACCACCGTGTTTAAAAACATTGTTAAGTAATAAAGTTCAAGAAGGTGGACGTAATGATGTGTTGTTTCATCTAGGTGTATATCTTAAGAAAAGATTCGATAAGAATTGGAAAACAAAAATGCTTTTATATAATCAAAAGTATTTTGATCCACCACTTGCAGATGACGAAGTTATTACGTGTTCTAATTCAGTAGAAAAAGAAGATTATTTATATAAGTGTAAGCAAGAACCTATGCATAGTCATTGTGATCCTATGGCATGTGCAATGGTTAAGTTTGGTGTGGGTGATGGAGAACTTCCTGGAATTGCACCAGGATCTATTGAGAAGTATGAATCAGATCCACCAATCTATGTTGTATCTATAGACGGAGATCAGGTTGAATGTGATGACGAAACACTCTGGAATCCGGATAAGTTTGGTATGGCGTGTATGAATCAGACTCAAAAGATTATGGATCCGGTAAGTAAATTACAATGGAGAAAGTTATTAAAGAAATTATTTCAAGACATACAAGATATACCTGCGCCAGAATCATCTAAACTTGATGTACAAATGAAAGATTTATTTGAAAGATTTGCAACACGTGCACCAGGTAAAGATATTTCTGATGTAAGAAAAGGAAAACCATTTAGTGAGAATGGAACAACAATATTTAAATGGACAGACTATTGGACATTCTTAAATAGAAACGGTTGGGACTCGAGACGAATGACGAGCATCAAGACACAAAAAATGTTTATTGATATTTATAATGGTAGAGAAAAATCTCCAAAGATAGATAACAAAACAACAAGAGTAATTGAGATTGATGAGCAAAAGATACATGAACCGATTGTAAGAGAAAACAAAAAGAAGAAAGCTTCGTTTCAAGTTGTTATAGGTGGTAAGTCGTGAAGAAAGTAAATAGAATAAAAATACCTGGACCACCAGGCACGGGTAAAACACACCGATTAATTCATCATTATCTAAATAAAGAAATTAATGAATACAAAACACAGCAATCTAAAATTTTATGTGTAGGTTTTAGTAATGCTGCAGTTGACGAAGCAAGAGATAGAATTAATAAATTATATCCTGGAAACGAAATACAAATATTTACATTACATGCTCTAGGTAGACAAACACTAAACTTAGATCCAAAATTATTATTGAAAGATAAAAGATGGAATGAATTTAAAATTGTAAAAGGTCATGGAGATATTGACTTTGGTGGTAAAGAAAGGTCTGATTCAAGTTATTATGAATACAACAGTGATATTTTAAAATTAATTCAATACACAAAAAATAAATTAAAAGGCAGGGATGATCTTGGACACATGGCATTTGAAATGGGTTTGCAAGATGATGTCAACATAGATGCTGCCAAACAACTTTACCAAGATATAGAAGATTATAAACGAGACACTAAAATGTATGAGTTCTCAGATATGATAAAACAGTTCATCGATAATGACTGCCATCCGTCCCTTGATGCAGTCTTTTTAGATGAGGCACAAGATCTGAATCCTCTGCAATGGAAGATGTTCTATCAAATTGAATCTACATGCGATAGATCTTACATTGCAGGGGACGACGATCAAACGATTTTTTCGTTCACCGCTGCTTCACCTACAGAGTTTATAAATTTAAAGGGAGAGTTAGATGCACAAATTCAATCGAATCGTGTTCCCATAAACATCCATAAAGAAGCCATGAATGTGTTAAGTAATATCACAGAAAGACTTGAGAAGGAATGGTTACCTCGAGGTGGTGATCCAGGAGAGGTTATTGATAACCTTGATTTGGGTGATATAGATTTTGAGAAAGAAAACTGGATGATTTTAACAAGAATTAATAAACAACAGAACAACATTATAGAACATTTGGAATCTCAAGAACAATATTTTTTTTGTCCAAGAGCAGAATTAGTTACAGAAAAGATGATTAAAGCATGGAGAGTTTGGGATAGATTAAATCAAGGTGCAAGCGTATCGGGTGAAGAAGCTGCATTACTTTACGAGCAATTTATAAGATGGGATAATGGTAAAGGGAATGTATCTCGAGGACATGCAGACTCAAAGAAATTAGAAAAACTTTATACGGTTTCATTAGAAGAGTTGAAAGAAAATCATGGTTTACTAATTGAAGGAGATTGGAAGCAATTAAAAATGTCAGACGATCAAAAGAATTATATTCAAGGATTATTGGATAAAGGTGAGGACCTGCATCAAGATCCAAGAATTACAGTATCTACAATTCATAAGGCCAAAGGAAAAGAATGTGACAATGTTATTTTATTTACAGACATTAGTTACAAACCTTTTCATCAAGCAATTAAGAGTGATAGATTTAAAGATACTGAACATCGCGTATGGTTTGTAGGAGTGACACGTGCAAAGAAAAAATTGTTCTACATGAGCAATGAAATTAAATATCAATATACAACAGGAGAAGACATACAATGACAAATAAATCTTTTTTTAGAGAAGAAGCTAAAGATAAGCAGGAAGGAGGAAATCATTATAAAATAAAAATTCAACCTTACGATTTTATTATGTCCAATGACTTGAACTTTTTTCAAGGAAATGTTATTAAATACGCAGTTCGATATCTTAAAAAAAATAAGATAGAAGATCTAAATAAAATTATTCACTACTGTGAATTAGAAATTGATAGATTAAGAAAAGAGTGGGATAAATAATGTTTGAAACACCTATTGAATGGAATGCTCCAGATAAGTTTCCTGACTTATCTAAATTTAAACACGTTGCTATCGACTTAGAAACACGCGATCCAGATTTAAAATCTAAAGGATCAGGTGCAGTTAGAGGTAATGGAGAAATTATTGGCATTGCACTCGCAGTTAACGAAGGTGGATTCAAATGGTCTGGATACTATCCAATCGCGCATCGAGCAGGCAATCTAGATAAGGGTATGGTGATGGCCTACATGAAAGAAGTTTGTGCTGCGGATAATACAAAAATTTTTCACAATGCCATGTACGATGTCAGCTGGCTTCGAGCAGCGGGGATCGAGATTAAAGGTAAAATTATTGATACCATGGTGATGTTATCTTTAATTGACGAGAATAGATTTTGGTATTCACTTAACAGTGCAACCTGGGACTATCTAAAGGTTAGTAAAGATGAAACATTATTAAACGAAGCTGCAGAAAACGCAGGTATCGATCCTAAAGCAGAGATGTATAAACTTCCTGCAATGTATGTTGGAAGATATGCAGAACAAGATGCTGCTATTACAATTGATTTATATAACGAACTTACAAAAGAAATTGATAAACAAAACTTACATAAAGTATTTAAATTAGAAACAGATTTGTTTCCATGTTTAGTTGATATGAAATTTAACGGCGTTCGTGTAGATGTTGAGCAAGCACACATACTTGAGTCACAGCTAATTTCACAAGAAGAAGAATTATTGCGAACAGTACAAAGAGAGACAGGAATAGAACCTGAAATATGGGCTGCCAGAAACATTGCAAAAATTTTTGATAAACTAAAACTAACTTATCCCAATACTGCAAAAGGTTCTCCTTCATTTACAAAAACTTTCCTTCAAGAACATGAACATCCTCTGGTTAAGAAGATAGCAAAAGCCAGAGAAATAAACAAGATGCATACGACATTTATACAAAGTATTTTAAAACATGTTCACAAAGGTAGGATTCATGCAGATATTAACCCTATACGATCTGATACCGGTGGTACAGTAACTGGAAGATTTAGTTATGCTAATCCAAACTTACAACAAATGCCTATTAGAAACCCTGAATTAGGTAGTAAAATCAGAGGTTTATTTTTACCTGAGCGTGATCACTTGTGGGGGTCTTTTGACTATTCACAACAAGAACCAAGACTTGTAGTTCACTATGCAGCAGATGATGATTATATTTCACAGCAACCGTCTGTAAAAGAAATTGTAAAACAATTTAATGATAACTCAGTAGACTTTCACCAGGTTGTTGCAGATCTTGCAGGTATTGATCGTAAACAAGCAAAAACAATTAACTTAGGATTATTTTATGGAATGGGTAAAGGTAAATTACAAAACGAATTAGGATTAGATAAGTATCAAGCAGAACAATTATTTGACAAGTATCATGATCGAGTTCCATTTGTAAAAGATTTGATGAGAAACTTAATTAACGAAGCAGAAGAACAAGGTGTGATTGCTACGATTGGTGGAAGACATTGTCGTTTTCCAAGATGGCAGATTAATGAATATACACCTGGTAAGTTACCACAACTTGGAACAAAAGTAGAGATTGCTGAGTTATACAGAGAAAGAATCAGAACAAAGTATCCAGAATTTTCTGATGAGAATTGGAAAGCTGTAGAAGAAGATTTACAATCTGAGCATCCTAAACATATTAAAAGAGCCATGACATATAAAGCTTTGAATAAACTGATTCAAGGATCAGCCGCAGATATGACAAAACAGGCGATGCTAGATTTATATAAAGAAGGAATTGTACCACATATCCAGATACATGATGAGTTGGATGTATCTGTGAGTGACGAGCAGCAAGGAGCGAGGGTCAAAGAAATTATGGAAAACGTTAGACCTGGAGGAGTAAAGATGGTAATACCAAATAAAGTTGACGCCGAGTATGGAAAAACTTGGGGAGACATAAAAGGATGATAATATGGACAAGTTGGAGGGCTAGAATATGGCATATCTTAACGCAAACATTCCCCCAATCTATTGCAAGATTAGGACGGAGTATTTATACGATATGGACGAAAAGAGACGAGGTGAAACAGACTGTGTTATTTTCGGCATTGCAAGTATCTC